CCATCATTCCAAATCGCCAACCCCCACCCCTATATATATTTTTGTTTAAACAGTTGCGAACGTTCGTATTATCGTTTAAACTCATGCTAACCTACAGAAGAGACAGAAGACGTAGTGTTTAAACATGACCAAGCATCGGCAATTAGTACTAGACTTCATCAGGGCGTACATCCGTTTACACGGAGTGCCGCCGTCGTATGAGGTTATTGCTAAAGGAATTGGATTGAAGTCAAAGTCGAATGTGCACCGGATCGTCCACCGTCTTAAGGAGGATGGACACCTGACGGTGCGTCCTTATAAGTTCAACTCGATCCGTCTTGTGGACAAGTCTGTTAAGGAAATGGCTGCGTTATGAGTTTACTGACCCGCAGTGAGATTGAAGGCTATCTGAAGCTGGCCGACACTGCGCCTGTAGCAGAGCGTGCCAAGATCCAGAAGCTCCTTGAGTTTGATCGCATTGAACGCTGCCGAGAGTCATTCTTGTTCTTTGTCCAGCAGATGTGGCCTGTGTTCATCTCAGGTAAGCACCATGCAATCATGGCAGATGCTTTTGAAAGGGTCGCTAGAGGCGACCTTAAGCGTCTCATCATCAACATGCCACCCCGGCATACAAAGTCTGAGTTTGCCTCGTACCTGCTTCCAAGCTGGTTCTTAGGTAAGTTTCCTGAGAAGAAGATCATTCAGACTGCTCACACCGCAGAATTGGCCACAGGATTTGGCCGAAAGGTTAGGAATCTTGTTTCATCAGAGACGTATCAAACAGTATTTGACACAAAGCTTTCAAGTGATTCGAAAGCCGCAGGTCGCTGGAACACTCATCTGGGTGGCGATTACTTCGCTATCGGTGTTGGCGGCGCTGTTACAGGTAAGGGCGCAGATCTCTTAATCATTGACGACCCGCATTCTGAGCAGGAAGCCAAGCAAGCAAACCCCGCCGTGTTTGACGGGGTGTATGAATGGTTCACTTCCGGCCCTCGTCAGCGTTTACAGCCGGGTGGCGCGATTATTATTGTGATGACACGCTGGTCTAAGCGTGATTTGACCGGCCAGATTCTCAAAAACGCAGGTAAAGACGGTGTAGATCAGTGGGAAATCATCGATTTTCCGGCAATCATGCCCTCCGGAGTGCCTCTGTGGCCCGGATTTTGGTCAAAAGCGGCTTTAGAAGCCCTAAAAGCTGAACTTCCAGTCTCAAAATGGGAAGCTCAGTACCAACAGAACCCCACATCTGAAGAAGGCGCAATCATTAAGCGCGAACAATGGCAGATTTGGGACAAAGATCGTGCTCCTGCGTGTGATTACATCATCCAATCATGGGATACGGCCTTTGAAAAGAACAATCGGGCCGACTATTCAGCCTGCACAACGTGGGGTGTGTTCCAACATCCCAATCAACACGGTGATATGCGCCCTAACATCATCCTTTTGGACGCATACAAGGCCCGCATGGAGTTCCCAGAACTCAAGAAGATGGCTTTGGAACTGTGGCAGGAGTGGGAACCCGACACATTGATCGTTGAGAAACGAGCCGCAGGTGCTCCGCTCATCTATGAGATGCGTAAGATGGGAATCCCGCTTTCTGAGTTTACACCGGGTAAAGGAAACGATAAGATCTCGCGTGTAAACGCAATCTCCGATCTGTTTGCTTCTGGTGTTGTCTGGTGTCCAGAGACTCGTTGGGCTGAAGAAGTGATGGATGAAATGGCCTCCTTCCCCAATGGCGATCATGATGACCTTGTTGACTCTTCAAGCCAAGCTCTGATGAGATTCCGTCAAGGGGGCTTCATTTCCATCGACTCCGATGAGCCAGATGAACCCGTATATCGCAGACGCATGGAATATTATTAAGGACTCACATGAGTATCGACAAATCAGTCAGCCAAGCCCCTCAGGGTCTTTCAGAGCTTCTCAATGACATCGGCGTGGAAGTCGAACTAGACGAGCCAATCATTGAAATTGAGGAAAGCGTTGAGATCACCCTAGAACCGGAGTCCGAGTTTGACAGCGACTTTGATGACAACCTCGCAGAAATCCTTGATGAAGGCACGCTAGGCAAGATTGCCTCTGAGTTGGTTGAACTCGTAGAAGCCGACATCTCATCCCGTAAAGACTGGGCAGAAAGCTTTGTTAAGGGTCTAGAGGTTCTAGGCGTGAACTATGAGGAACGCACAGAGCCATGGAACGGAGCCTGCGGTGTCTACTCAACAGTCCTGACTGAGGCTGCGATTCGCTTCCAGTCTGAGTCCATCATGGAAACCTTCCCCGCCGCTGGCCCCGTCAAGACGGAGATCATCGGTGCAATCGATCGTTTGAAGGAAGAAGCAGCCGAGCGTGTGCAGGCTGATATGAACTTCAAGCTGACGGAAGAAATGCCTGAGTACCGTCCAGAGCACGAGCGTATGCTGTACTCCTTGGGTCTAGCTGGCGCAGCTTTCAAGAAGGTCTACTACGACCCCGCCATGGAGCGTCAAGTCGCAGTGTTCATCCCTGCGGAAGACATGATTGTCCCCTATGGAGCATCTAATCTTCAAAACGCAGAACGTGTTACGCACGTCATGCGTAAGACCAAGAACGAAATGCGCCGCCTACAGGTCAGCGGTTTCTACCGTGACATTGACCTTGGTGAACCCGTCCAGCACCTGTCAGACATTGAGAAGAAGAAGGCCGATCAGCAGGGCTACAAAGCCACTGACGACGACCGCTTCCAACTCTTGGAAGTCCATGTTTACTGGGACTTAGAAGGATTTGAAGATGAAGACATGGACGGAGAGCCAACGGGTATTGGCCTGCCTTACGTTATCACAATTGATCGTGGAACTAATAAAGTTCTGTCTATCCGCCGTAACTGGTTAGAAGACGATGCCAAGCGTGCCAAGCGCCAGCACTTTGTAGACTACTGCTACATCCCCGGCTTTGGTTTCTACGGTATGGGTCTGATCCACATCATCGGTGGATACGCCCGTGCAGGCACATCTTTGATCCGTCAACTGGTGGACGCAGGTACTTTGGCTAACTTGCCCGGTGGCTTGAAAGCCCGTGGCGCACGTATCAAAGGAGACGATACCCCAATCCAGCCCGGTGAGTTCCGTGATGTCGATGTACCAAGCGGTGTCATCAAAGACAACATCATGACGCTGCCTTACAAGGAGCCAAGTGCTACCTTGTTGACTTTGCTTGACCGCATCACCGAAGAAGGCCGCCGTCTGGGTTCTATCTCAGACATGAAGATCTCTGACATGAGCGCCAACGCTCCCGTCGGTACGACCTTGGCTTTGCTTGAGCGTACATTGAAGACCATGGGCGCAGTCCAAGCCCGTGTGCATTATTCAATGAAGCAGGAGTTTAAACTCCTTAAAGGCATCATTCGTGACTACTCACCCGCTGAGTATGAGTACGACCCACAAGGCAACGACAAGCAAGTTAAGCAGTCTGACTACGACATGGTCGAGGTCATTCCTGTATCTGATCCTAATAGCTCTACGATGGCTCAAAGGATCATGCAGTATCAGGCTGTCATCCAGTTGGCTCAGGGTGCTCCACAGATCTATGACCTGCCTTTGCTGCACCGTCAGATGATTGAAGTTCTGGGCATCAAGAACGCAGAGAAGTTGATCCCCGGTGCTGACGACCAGACACCCAAGGATCCAATCAGCGAGAACATGGCATTCCTTAACGGTAAGCCTACTAAAGCATTCATTTATCAGGATCATGAGGCTCACATTGCAGCCCACACTGCATTCATGCAGGATCCAATGATTGCCGCCCAGATTGGTCAGAACCCAATGGCGCAGAAGATCCAAGCGTCAGCAATGGCTCACATCGCAGAGCACTTGGCGTTCTTGTACCGCAAAAAGGTCGAAGAACAAATCGGTGTACCTTTGCCCGCTCCAGATGCTTCTCTTCCAGAGGACATCGAAGTGCAGGTATCCCGTCTGGTTGCTCAAGGCGCAGCCCAGTTGTTACAGCTTAACCAAGCTCAACAACAACAGCAGCAAGCCCAGCAACAAGCACAAGATCCGCTCATCCAGATGCAACAAGCTGAACTCCAGCTTAAAGGTCAGGCAGAGCAGACCAAGGCCCAGAAAGTCCAAGCGGACATTGAAATGGCCAAAGCCAAACTCGAACTTGAGAACAAGCGTATCGACACGCAGGCTCAACTCGACATGGCTCGTATCCAAGCGCAGGAAAAACAGAACAACCAAAAGGTTCAAGTTGACCTGTTTAAACGTGGAGCATAACTATGAACGAAGATCAGGCGTTTAAATATCTTTTGTCTGATCTCCGTGAGAAGGAGCGAACCCTTCTCGAAAGTCTTGGGGGCGGGGCAGCAACAGACTACCCCGCTTATCGAGAGATGTGCGGACAAATTCGAGGTCTACTGTACGCACAGTCTTTAATTTCTGACCTCGTTCGAAAACTTGAAAGATATGAAGATGACTGAATTCGATGTCAGTGCAGTTGACTTGTCGGGCGTGCTCAACAAGACCAACGAGGAAAAGGCGCGTCAAGTGCCCGATCCTGCTACATATCACCTCCTTTGTATGCTTCCGAAAGCAGAAGAAGAGATGGGTGATAGCGGAATTATCAAATCCGCAACCATGATGCATCACGAAGAGATCCTGTCTCCCGTGCTGTTCGTGGCCAAAATGGGGCCAGATGCGTTTAAAGATGAGAAACGCTTTCCGTCTGGGCCGTCCTGCAAGGTTGGAGACTTCATCATTACTCGCCCTAACAGCGGTACACGTATGAAGATCCATGGAACCGAATGGCGCTTAATCAACGACGATAGTGTTGAAGCGGTTGTTCAGGATCCACGTGGCATTCAACGCCCTTTCTAAGGAGTAGCCATGGCTGAACCAGAAAAGACTGAATTTGAGTTCCCCGACGAAATCGAGGAGAAGCAGACTCGTCTAGGCAGTAAGGTTGTAGAACCTGAGCCAGAAGAGACGAAAGACGAACCTGAGATTGAGGTCGTTGACGACACACCGGATGAGGACAAGGGCCGCAAGCCCATGGATACCCCGCCGCAGGAGCCAACCGACGAGGAGTTGGCTTCATATTCTCAGCGTGATCGCAACAAAATTCGTGAATTTACCAAGGGTTATCACGAAGAACGCCGTGCAAAAGAGGCTGCGTTACGCGAGAAAGAAGAAGCTATTCGCATTGCTCAAGCAGTTTATGAAGAAAATCAGAAGCTCAAGAACAATGTGCATACCAGCCAAAGTGCCCTGCTAGAGCAGGCCAAAAAGGTTGTCTCGCAAGAGGTTAAAGAGGCCAAAGACCGCTACAAAGCAGCGTATGAGTCAGGTGACGCAGATGCTCTTGTGCAGGCTCAGGAGGACTTAACCACTGCGAAGATGAAAGCGGAGCGTGTAAACAATTTTAAGCCTGCCCCTTTACAGGAGGAAAAAACTGTTGTACAACCCGCATATCAGCAAGCACCCCGTGTTGATACTAAAGCCGTTGAATGGCAACAAGCCAATAAATGGTTCGGTACTGACAAGGAAATGACCGGATTCGCGCTGGCGGTGCATGAGAAGCTGGTTAACGACGAGGGTTTAGATCCTCAGAGTGATGAATACTACAGACGCATCAACGGACGAGTGCGTCAAGTGTTCCCAGATAAGTTTGAATCTGCGGAACCCGCTGATACGTCGCAGCGTAGGAAATCAAACGTTGTCGCTTCTGCGACTAGGAGTGTGGCCCCTAAAAAGATCACATTGTCTGCCTCGGAAGTGGCTATTGCCAAGCGACTCGGCATTCCTTTGGAACGCTATGCTCGTGAGGTTGCGGTATTAAGAAGGAAAGAAAATGGCTGAACAAATTCGTGAAAAAAGAGCTACAGAAACTCGTGCAACATTTGAGCGTCCTACGAAGTGGATGCCAGCAGCCTTGTTGCCCGATCCTGAACCCGAACCCGGTTGGGCATTCCGCTGGATTCGTTTAGCTACTTTAAACAATGCTGATCCGTCAAATATTTCCTCGAAATTACGCGAGGGCTGGGAGCCTGTTAAATCAGCAGATCAACCCAAACTCCGTATGTTGAGCAATCCTAACGGACGCTTTCCAGACGGAATTGAAATTGGTGGCCTGTTGCTTTGCAAAACACCCGTGGAGTTTACTGAACAGCGTGACGCGCACTATCGGAACATCTCCGATTCGCAGATGAATTCAGTGGACAACACCTACATGCGCGAGAGTGATCCTCGGATGCCTTTGTTCAAAGAACGAAGCTCTAAGGTAACAATCGGACGAAGTATTTAAAACTTTTGGAGTCTAAAGATGGCATACCCTACCATTGACAAGACGTATGGTTTCAAGCCAGTCAATCGACTGGATGGTCTACCCTACGCCGGAGCGATCCGTCAAATCCCAATTGCGCCTTCTTACGCAACAGCAATCCTGAACGGTGATACCGTCAAGATTGACACTAACGGCTACATCGTGGCTGCTAGTACAACTACCTCTGGTAACGTTGTTGGTGTGTTGGTTGGTTGTTCTTACATCAACTCAATGAGCCAGCCTACTTATAGTCAGGCTTACCCTGCTGCTACTTCAACCTCAACCAACATGGCCATGGCCTTTGTTGTGGATGATCCTAGCGCAGTGTTCAAAGTTGTAGCTACTGTCGCTGGTTCCACCACTCCTACGGCTTATACCCGTGCGTTGGTTGGTTCTAACGTGGCTTTGGTCGCAAACGTAGGTTCCACCACAACTGGTGATTCTTACTATGGTATCGACGGCTCTTCTGCCGCCACTACCAGCACACTTCCCGTGCGTGTTGTTGACGTTGTTCCTGATACTGCTACTGGCCCGGCCACTACAGCAGCTACAACATATTACGAGTTCCTCGTAAAATTCAACACTGCACAGTACAACAATACTGAAGGCATCTAAGGAGCTAAATCATGGCTATTTCACGCGCACAACTATTGAAAGAGTTGCTCCCCGGCCTGAACGCATTGTTTGGTATGGAGTACGCCCGTTACGGCGAAGAGCACAAAGAGATCTACGAAACTGAGACATCAGAGCGTAGCTTCGAAGAAGAGACAAAGCTTTCTGGCTTCTCTGCTGCACCTGTCAAGAATGAAGGCTCTGCCATTCAGTATGACAATGCACAAGAAGCATGGACTGCACGTTACAACCACGAAACCATTGCGATGGGCTTCTCCGTTACCGAAGAAGCAGTGGAAGATAACTTGTATGACAGCTTGTCTTCACGCTACACCAAGGCTTTGGCCCGTGGTATGGCTTACACCAAGCAAGTTAAAGCCGCTTACGTGTTGAACAACGCCTTCACTGGCGGCCCAACATACGGCGACGGCGTGGTTCTGTGTTCTACAGCCCACCCACTCGTTTCTGGTGGCACTAACAGCAATCGTCCTACAACAGGCGCAGACTTGAATGAAACATCGTTGGAAAACGCTGTCATTCAGATCGCTGGTTGGACAGACGAGCGTGGTCTTTTGATCGCTGCTAAACCCAAGAAGTTGATTGTCCCCCCACAACTCATGTTCGTGTCAACTCGTTTGCTCGAAACTGAATTGCGTGTTGGTACAACCGACAACGACATCAACGCCTTGAAGAACAACGGTTCGATCCCTGAAGGTTACACAGTTAACCACTTCTTGACAGATCCTAACGCTTGGTTCTTGACCACAGACGTACCTAACGGCTTGAAGCACTTCGTGCGTACACCGTTGAGCACATCTATGGATGGCGACTTCGACACAGGTAACGTTCGTTACAAAGCCCGTGAGCGTTACAGCTTCGGCGTGTCTGATCCTCTGGGTATCTTCGGTTCACCCGGTTCGTCCTAAATTGACGATAAAAAAAGAGGGAGCTTCGGCTCCCTTTTTTGTTGCATTGGTTTAAACACAGTGGTATAAACATACTAATCCGGGCTTTCCGGTGTATCAAACTGTCCCGGCAGACGACATACCGATTGATACACTTCACTTGTATGTAAGGATCCATCATGGGAATCGCTACTCACCTCGGCCCTTGGCTGCTCGGCACATCACGTTACACCACCGGCACAACTGCTGCCACCACACGTAACACTGGCGCAACTATCGTCTCTCAAGACAAAGCTGTTGCTTACAACGATGCTGACGCTGCTACAGCTTTCTGCTTGCCAGCAGGTTCACGTATTGTTAGCTTGCAGTTCATCACAATTGATGCTTTTGATGCAGCTACAACAATCACCTTGTCATTGGACGGCACTGCCATCACTGGCGCTACCACTGTGACTGACGCAGGTTTGGTTACCTTCGCTCCCGTTGCTTCTGACGCAGTAGCCACTTTGTGGTCTAACACTGGTACTACCGACAAGTTGGTCACCTACACTGTGTCTCAAGGCGCTTCTACAAACGGCGCTGGTGTATTGGTTGCTAACTATGTGGTGCGTAACTCTGACGGCACAATGTACCAAGCTGCTGCTCAAGTCTAATTAGTCTAGGGGGCTTCGGCCCCCATTTTCAAGGAGATTAGTTATGATGCAAACCGACGTAAAAGCCGCGCACATTGATGCAAGCGGTATTATTTTTGCTGGCCCAACACGCGTTAAAGGTTATTCAATATCGCCGGGAGGTACGGCTGGTGAAGTTGAGTTTTATGACAATGCTAGTGCAGCCAGTGGAACTATTCGTTTAACATTGAATATATCCACCAACCAAGCTCTTGACTCTTTGGCTATACCCGGAGAAGGCATAAAGTTTAATAATGGCGTGTATGTTTCAATGCCAGCTAATGCTCATTTGACTGTGTACTATGGCTGAAACAAGACAGGCAACCCTGACAGGGCGCAAGCTGTTTGTAGGCATTCCCGCCTACGACGGCAAGCTAAACATCAAGACCGCATTTGCTCTGGCGCAGTTAATGCCCAAGGCAATGCAGCTTGGTGTGTCAGTCACGTTGTCTGATCTTTCCAACTGCTCCATCATTACGATGGCACGAAATGCGTTGGTACACGAATTCTTAAAGACAGATTGCACAGAGCTTCTGTTTATTGATGCAGATGTCGTGGTTAGTCCAGATGACATCCTGCGCTTAATGGCCCAAAGCGGCGACAAAGACATTACTGCCGGTGCGTATCCACGTAGAGCTAAAGACGCTAAGTTCTTTGCTGACGTTTATTACGATGACCACGGTGATCTAGAGTTTGAAGGCTCTTTGATGCGTTTAAAGCGTGCACCGACCGGCTTTATGCTGATCCAGCGCCACGTCATTGAGCAACTGGTGGCAACACACCCAGAATGGACTTACGAGAAGTCCCCAACAGAGAAGATGTCAGCAGTGTTTGACTTTGCCATTGTGGACGGCAAGTATGTTGGTGAAGATTACTTGTTCTGCGACCGTGCAACGCAGATGGGATTCAAGGTCTACATTGACGTAGACATCAGCTTGCCTCACGTAGGCCAAGAAACATTTGAGCGTAACTTCCGTGAAGAAGTTGTCATGCCTATGTTGGAAAACATTTATCAATCCAAACTGAAAGTCGTAAATGGCTAAAAGTGCAGCATGGACGAGAAAAGAAGGCAAGAATCCGAAGGGTGGTTTAAACGCCAAGGGTCGGGCATCCGCGAAAGCGCAAGGCATGAATTTGAAACCGCCCCAGCCAGAAGGCGGCTCCCGGCGCGACTCTTTCTGTGCGAGGATGGGCGGCATGAAGAAGAAGCTCACCAGCGCAAAGACCGCCAACGACCCAAACTCACGCATCAATAAAGCTCTGAGAGCTTGGAACTGCTAAATGTTGGAACTAAGCACAGTATGGTCAACAATCCTCACAATACTCATAGGACTGATTGGCTACATGATGAACGAGAAGTTCCGGGAACTGGCTCGTATCAGCATTTTGCTCAACAAAACCCGTGAGGAGGTAGCACGTGATAACGTTACTCAAGCAGAAGTTGAGCGAATTACAGACCACATTGACCAACGCTTCAATCGCCTTGAAGAAAAGATTGACCAGCTTATTCGTCAAAAGGGATAATGATGCCAAGTAGTTCAAAAAAACAGGCTGATTTCATGCGTGCGGTGGCTCACAGCCCATCATTCGCTAAGAAGGCAGGAGTCCCACAGTCCGTGGGCAAAGACTTTTCAGCGGCTGATAAAGGCCGTAAATTTTCTAAAGGTGGCGCTATGAAACACGAAGACGTGAAGATGGATAAGAAGATGATGCAGAAGGCCGTGAACAAACACGAAAGCCGTTTACACAAGGGTAAGCCCATGACTAAATTGGCAAAGGGTGGTTACACCCGTGCCGCAGATGGCTGTGCGACTAAGGGTAAAACCAAGGGCACAATGATTACCATGAACAAAGGCGGCATGGCCTGCTAAGGAGCTAAAGATGGCAACCAAAAAACCTATGAAGTTTAAACGCTACGATATTGGCGGAGAAGTTGATGAGTCAACAGCCAAGCAGCGTGGTTTGGACATCTCCAACAAGGAGGAGCCTGTAGGCTTCTTTGAGCGTATCCGCATGGGCAACATTGATGAACCCGGTTCTGAGGCGTACAACCGCTTTGGTGCTGGCCGTGGTCGTGCTTCTGCTCCCGCTCCTGCTGCTCCTGCCGCCCCTGCTGCACCTGCTGCATCTTCACGTCCTTTGTCTGATGACATGTATTCAGATACAGGCTCTAGCACTGGTATGGGCGCTGCTGGCACAAGCGAAACAGTTAAGCCTACACGTCAGGTAATGACCAAGCCTACACTGCCTGCATCTAAGCCTACAGCTTCTGCTGCGCCAGCACCACGCTTGCGCGACACTGGCCCTGCACGTGGCGACTTGATTAACAAGCCTTCACTGAACACCAACTACAGCAACGAAGGTCGTGGCAAGCCAGCGCCAGCCGCTCCTGCAAAACCAAGCATGAACGTGCCAGAGATGCGCGATAACGCTAAGAAAGCGTTGGCTGATGATCCAACAGCGTTGTTGGGCACTGGCGCTGGAGCCGCTGCTGCTGCTATGTTGGCGCGTAGCAAACTGGGCAAGATGTTTAAAGGCGCTAAGAAGGCTGGCGAAAAAGCTTCTCCATACCTTAAAGAATTGCCAATGGAAAAGAAAAAGTTGGGTCGCGCAGCTTCTGATGTTACCGATGTGGTGGCTAAGAAGCGTGGCGGTGCAGTTAAAAAATATGCCTCAGGTGGAATGGTTTCATCTGCGTCTAAACGTGCTGACGGTATTGCCTCTAAAGGCAAGACTCGTTGCAAGATCTGCTAAGGAAGCACCATGAAAAAATATTCTGAAGGCGGCATTTACACGGCAGAAATGGGACAGCCTCCCACGGATCCAGAGGGCGTGCCTTCTGCCAAGAAGCCTGTCCCTAAGGCTCCTGCACCCAAAACTCCTCCACCTAAAGACTCAGTCTTCCGTGAAGGCATGCCTGTGCCTCAAGATATTGATGGCAAGTCTGCGGCTCGTAAGAAGAAAATGGCTTCTGGCGGTTATGTGCGTGCTGCTGACGGGATTGCCCAACGTGGCAAGACCCGTGGAAAGATGTGCTAAATCATGATGGCAAGTCGCGGAATGGGAGCCATGCTCCCAAGCAAAATGCCCAAAGGTGTACGCAAGGCACGTAGGGATGACACTGACTTCACGCAGTACGCAGAAGGTGGTGCTGTTGGCCTTTATGCCAACATCAATGCCAAGCGTAAGCGTATAGCCGCTGGCTCCAAAGAAAAGATGCGTAAGCCCGGTCAGAAGGGCGCTCCTTCTGCTCAGGATTTTATTGACTCTGCTAAGACGGCTAAAAAATGACAACTACCGGCTCCACCCTCTTTAATCTTGACTTCACGGAAATTGCCGAAGAAGCATGGGAGCGTGCGGGTCGGGAGATGCGTTCAGGCTACGACTTGCGTACAGCACGCCGTTCAATGAACTTGATGACCATTGAATGGCAGAACCGTGGCATCAACATGTGGACTATGGAGCAAGGCTTCATTAACCTGACTCCGGGCCTAGCCACGTATGCCTTGCCTACAGACACCATTGATCTGCTTGAGCAGTTGATCCGTACAGGCGCTAATACAGCGTCTACACAAGCTGACTTAACAATCACACGTATTAGTGTTTCTACCTATGCCACGATTCCAAATAAGCTTCAACAAGCTCGTCCAATTCAAGTCTGGGTGCAGCGCCTCTCTGGCGAAGTTAATCCTACGAATGCGGTCTTGGACGGAGCCATCACTTCCACGGACACCACGATCACGCTTAACTCGGTGGTTGGATTAGCCGGTTCAGGTTTCTTGCGTTTAAACAGCGAAGACATCTATTACACCTACATCAGCGGCAACACCCTTGGTGGTGTATTCCGTGGACAGAATAACTCTACAGCAGCAGCCCACACAGACGGCACTGCTGTGTTTGTGCCTCAGCTTCCTGCGGTTACTGTTTGGCCTACGCCAGACAACAGCACTCCTTACCAGTTTGTTTATTGGAGACTGCGTCGCGTTCAGGACGCTGGCGCTGGTGTTGAGACGGCTGACATGAATTTCCGCTTCTTGCCATGCTTGGTAGCAGGTCTGGCCTACTACATTGCCATGAAGGTTCCTGAGCTTCAAGGCCGTCTTGATATGCTTAAAGCGGCGTACAACGAGCAGTTTGATCTGGCGGCAGGTGAAGATCGTGAGAAAGCTGCGGTTCGCTTTGTGCCTCGTCAGATGTTTATTGGTGGGAGCATGTAATGGGTAATCGATTTGCATCCGGCAAGATAGCGATTGCTGAATGTGATCGCTGCGGTCAACAATATAAATTGAAACAGCTTAAGACCGAAATCATTAAGCAGCGTCAATTCCAGTTGTTGGTATGCCCAGAGTGCTGGGATCCAGACCAACCACAGTTAATGTTGGGCACATTCCCAGTAGACGATCCTCAAGCTTTGCGTAACCCACGCAGAGATACGACGTATGTGACCTCCGGTGTAAACGTTAATGGTTTTACATCAGGCGGCTCACGAGATATTCAGTGGGGCTGGAACCCGGTTGGCGGGGCCAGACTTTTTGATACGGTTTTAACGCCAAACTACTTGGTTTTAGCCGCACAAGTTGGTACAGTAACGATACAAATAGGAGCTTAAAATGGCATACACACGATCAGCCGACGGCATCGCTAAAAAAGGCAAAACCGAAGGTAAGAACTTGGGCGACAGCGGCCCCACAGCCGGTCAAATGAAGGGCGGCAAGAAGACTAAAGGTGTTACTGGCCAAGCCATGCGTGCCGTTGGCCGCAACATGGCTCGTGCAATGAATCAAAAGCGAGGCTAATCATGGCTACATTCAGCAAGAAGATGATGGGCAAAGAAGTTGGCGATGCCAAGGTTTATGCCAAGCCACACACTATGTCTGGCAAAGAGGTGAAAGCTTCTTCTAATCCCGGCAGTGGCCCAGATCACAGCCGCGCCAGCACAGTCAATATGTCTGTTGGCAACATTACCCGCAACGAGCAACCCGGTGCTAAGACATCTGGTATCAAGGTGCGTGGTACAGGTGCAGCTACTAAAGGCTTGATGGCACGAGGCCCAATGGCATGAACTACAGTGAGCTTGTCACAGCGGTAAGCGATTACTGCGAAAACACCTTCCCAACCACTGACATGGATACGTTTATCCGTCAGGCGGAGCAACGCATTTACAACACGGTGCAGATTGCTAACTTGCGGAAGAACGTGACAGGCACGCTGTCTGTAGGCAATAAGTATTTGGCTTGTCCATCTGACTTTCTATCTACATACAGCTTGGCGGTTTATCCGTACATCAGCACTACGGCCACGGGAACGTCTGCTGAGTTCACCATTGTGGTGGCAAGTGCTACCGGCATAGCCGCAGGTCAGGCTGTCAGCGGAACAAACATTCCGTCCGACACCTATGTGCGTTCAGTATCCGGCACTACCGTAACATTGACGCAAGCTAACAGTGGTTCTGTGTCAGGTGCGGTCATCTTCCAAGGCGACTATTTGTTCTTGCTAAACAAAGATGTGAACTTCATTCGTGAAGCATATCCAAACACAGCAGGTCGCGGTGAGCCTAAGCACTACGCCATCTTTGGCCCACAGTCCAATGATGTAAACGAGTTGTCGTTCATTGTTGGCCCAACACCTAACTTAGCGTACAAAGCTGAGTTGCATTATTACTATTACCCAGAATCAATTGTTGATGTAAGCACAACATGGCTGGGTGACAACTTTGATTCTGTATTGCTGTACGGAACAATCTGCGAAGCGTTTGTTTACATGCGCCAAGAAGGCGATATGGTTAAACTGGCGCAAGATCGCTACGTTCAAGCTGTTGCACTGCTCAAGAACTTGGGTGACGGTAAACAACGCATGGATGCGTACAGAGACGGACAAGTTAGGGTACAAGTATCATGAGCATTCTTCAAACTGCAACTACGAGCTTCAAGGTGGAACTGCTTCAGGCGGTTCACAACTTTGGCCCCACTTCACCAGATACATTCAAAATTGCTTTGTATACGGGTAATGCTGACATCAACGCCAGCACTACTGTTTACACAACAAGCAATGAAGTATCTAGCTCTGGGACAAACTACACGGCAGGTGGCAATATCTTGACCATCTCCGTGTCACCAACATCGGGTGCTAATTCCAGTGCAGTGCCAACAGCTTACGTTTCGTTTGCCAATTCATCTTGGCCGTTGGCTACCTTCACCGCCCGTGCAGCTTTGATTTACAACTCTTCAGAGGGTAATAAATCTGTTGCCGTATTGGACTTTGGTGCTGACAAAACAGTGGCCAACGAAACATTCACAGTTATTTTCCCAACGCCCGATGCCAACAGTGCAATCGTTCGTATCTCTTAAGGACGCATCATGAGTACAGAAAAAAGCAAAGCCCAAGACTCCGTGTCTGCCGGTCTGTTGACATTCCCCAAAAGCGGCGATTCAGCTTCTGCTGGCGGCGTTTACACTGTGACCTGTATTGGCCCTGATGGTGTTGAGAAGTGGTCAGACACATTCCACAACTTGGTGGTAAACCAAGGTTTGCAGGACATGAACGACAAGTACTTCAAGGCGTCTGGTTATACAGCCGTTTGGTACTTAGGTTTAGTAGACGGCCCCGGTTCTGGCACAACATACGCTGCTGGTGATACCTTGGCATCTCACGCTGGTTGGACAGAAAACACCGACTACACAGGTAGCCGCAAGACAGTGACTTTTGGTACACCAACTACCGCTGATCCTTCTGTGGTCAGCAACTCTGCGTCGCCTTCTGCTTTTAGCATTACAGGTACAGCTACGATTGCAGGCGCTTTCTTGGCATCTACTACTGACAACTCCGGTGTATTGTTCTCTGCTGGTGACTTCACAGGCGGTGACAAGTCTGTTGCCAGCGGTGACACATTGAACGTTACGTATCAGTTCTCGCTTGACGCTGCTTAATAGGTTGAGCGGTGTTTGGAGATGTAACATTTGCGCAGTCTCCCTTCGCCTCTTTGGGCGGGGCTACGTATGGCGTTGATGTCTCTGAATCCGCTACCGCTAACGCAACACAAACACTGCTAACTACCTTTGGTGGTACGGCGGCAGAAACGGCTACGGCTACAGCCATTCAATCTGCTATTGCAAATATGTACGCTGTACGGGCGGAGACAGCCACAGCTACAGCAACCTTTGACACAGCAAATAACGTCTTTAACATCTCGATCTCTGAGTCGGCCACAGGTACAGCCACAAACAGTGCGGCATCGACTATTGTTGCGGCAATTGCTGAAGCTGCTACAGGTTCTGACTCCTACATATCCCAAGCTGACTTTGCTGCTTTGGTGGAAGAAATGGGTCTGGTGTTTGACCAGTTTACGTTTGCTAAATTTGTTAATGCTAATATTGCCGAAAGTGCTACAGCTACTGAAAGCTTGCCAGTTAGAGTCATCTTTGCGGCGACAATGGCTGAAGGTGCAACCGGTTCTGATACTTATTCACAGGTCAGAGAAATCAATGCACGGCCATCTGGTATTCAGCTTTATGTAAACATTGGTAATGTGTTGGTCTGGGCGGAAATTGATGACAGCCAGACTCCAAACTGGCAAAATATCACCAATACTCAGAGTAGTGGTTGGACTGATATAGACGATGAACAAAACCCCGGTTGGACGAACATCCCATCGTAAGGATTAAAAATGGCGTTAGTACTAAAAGATCGGGTCAAAGAGACGTCCACAACGGCAGGGACAGGGACTATTACGCTTGATGGCGCAGTCACAGGTTTCCAAGCATTTTCCGCAGTTGGTGACGGAAATACAACGTATTACGCAATCGTAGACAACGCGACAGGCGCATGGGAAGTGGGTGTGGGTACATACACATCTTCCGGCACTACGCTGTCCCGTGATACGGTTCTGTCCTCTAGCAATTCTGGTTCTTTAGTGTCGTTCACATCCAACCCCAAGGATGTGTTTGTTACTTACCCTTCTGAAAAGTCTGTTTACGAAGATACGGCTAACGTTGTCGTGCAGACCTCTTATGGTGCAATCACCGCTACTTCTGCGGCGCTGACTACCGGCACGGTATCCACTACGCCTGCGGCCAACACAGATATTGCCAACAAGCAGTATGTGGACGGTTTGGTCACTCAAGGTATTTCGTACCATGAGCCTGTCTACGTTGAATCCCCCAACACTACGGGCAATCTGAATGCCACGTACAACAACGGCGCGTCTGGTGTCGGTGCTACCCTGACCAATGCAGGTACGCAAGTTGCGTTGACTGTTGACGGCATCTTGATGACGGTTGGCAAGCGAGTCTTGGTCTATAACCAGACCAATCAGGCTGAAAACGGTGTGTACGAAGTCACCACTGTAGGTGACGGCTCGACTAACTGGGTGCTGACTCGCACAACAGATGCTGACACGTATGGTGTCCGTGACCCTAATGCGCTGGGCTACAACGACGCTTTCTTTGTCACTAACGGCAATACAGGTGCGGGCGAGACTTATGTCTGCACAACCACCGGCACAATCACGTTCGGCACGACGGCCATCACGTTTGCCCAGATTAGTTCTGCGCAGGTCTACACTGCTGGCACAGGTTTAAACCTGTCTCCTGCCACCACGTTTAACATTTCTAACACTGGCGTAACAGCGGCCACATACGGCTCAGCTTCTGCGGTTCCTGTGTTTGCTGTAAACGCCCAAGGGCAACTTACTTCTGTAACTGATACCAATATTGCAATCACAGGATCGCAGGTATCGGGCAATATCTCTGGATCGGCTGGGTCTGTGGCAAATGCGCTGACGTTGGGTACGTACCTGACTGGCACAAGTTTTAACGGCTCTGCTGCTGTAACAGCAACCGTTGACGCGACTTCTGCAAACACAGCCTCTAAGGTTGTAGCGCGAGATTCTTCTGGCGACTTTTCTGCTGGAACAATCACTGCGGCTTTAGCAGGTAACGCAACCACTGCAACAACTGCTACAAATGTAGCGGGCGGAGCGGCCAATCAGCTTGTCTACCAGTCAAGTTCTGGCACATCCACATTTGCTACGGCTCCTACAACATCAAGCACGTATTTGTACTGGAACGGTTCAGCGTTTGCTTGGGGCGCTGTGGCGCAGGAAGCGCCCGTGTCTTTGAATGATATTGTCATCAGTAACAACTACACATTCCCAGCAAACAAAAATGCGATCAGTGTCGGGCCTGTGACTGTGGGTTCTGGCGTAACTGTTACCGTCGGCAGCGGTCAGCGTTGGCTGATTGTTTAAGGAGTAAACATGGCGGTCGTAAATTACACCCCTCTACTTGGACTGGCTCTCCCTACTACGGGCGATCTGGTTGGTATTTGGGGAACCACAGTCAACACTGCGCTGACATCTTTGCTGGACACGGCCATTGCTGGTACGACCACACTGAGCACAGACGCAGACGTTACCCTGTCTGATACGGACGGCACAGCTAACCAAGCGCGTTCGGCCATCATTAACTGGACGGCATCGGGTACGGTAACTCGTAACATCACAGCGCCAGCGGCCAGCAAAATCTACATTGTGTTTAACAACACAGGTAGCACCCAGTCAATTGTGTTCCGTGGCACAGGCCCAACTACAGGCGTAACCATTCTTGCAGGCGACCAAGCTATGGTGGCTTGGAACGGCTCTGACTTTGAAAAGGTTGGAGGCGGTAACGCTGGTGGTTCTAACACTCAGGTGCAGTTTAATAACAGCGGTAGTTTCTCAGGTTCATCTGGTCTGACTTGGAACGGCACGACTCTTACGGCCACAAACCTGTCTGCCCAGTCATTGAGCTTGACTACTACGCCTTTGGCTATTGCTTCAGGCGGCACTAACTCTACAGCTACACCTACATTGGGCGGTGTTGGCTACGGTACTGGCACTGCTCACGCATACACGGCGGCAGGCACATCAGGTAAAGTTTTGACATCTAACGGAGCGGCGGCTCCAACATGGGAAGACACGGTAGCCCCAGTAGTAGCTGGTGGTGCACTGCTGACCAATACAGACACAGTGACTGAGAGCTATGTCATTCCTGTGGGCACAAACGCATTCTCCGTAGGGCCGATCACGATTGCGGACACCTACACCGTTACAGTATCATCCGGACAAAGGTGGGTAGTTATATGAGTATCATTGCAGCAGGAACAACGACCACGACTGCTCTGAGCAGTACAGGCAATACCGACGGCACGTTGCAGTTCCAAGTTAACGGCACAACCGCTTCAGTCACGCTCAATACCCTTGGCGCTATTGGTGTTGGTTCTTCACCTTCATACGGATCGTCTGGTCAAGTATTGACTTCAGCAGGTTCCACGGCTGCTCCAGCTTGGGCGGCGGCTCCAGCAGGCGGCAACACCTCTAGCAACATTGGCTACTTGAACATTCCTCAGAACATTCAAGCCGGTAGCTACACATTGGTGCTTGGCGATTCGGGCTACCACATCTATCACGCTCTTGGCGCAGGTGCTGCAACGTACACAATCCCAGCTAACGCATCGGTGGCATACCCAATTGGAACGGCAATTACGTTTGTAAATATGTCAGCAACGGCCATCAGTATTGCCATTACATCAGACACAATGTATCTAAGTTCTGCCGGTACGACAGGCACACGCACATTGGCTCAGTATGGATCGGCCACGGCAATCAAACTGACAAGCACAACATGGCTCATTAGCGGGAGCGGTTTGACATGAGCGGCGCATTGCAAGCTGTTTTTCAAAATCAAAGGTCTTTTACAACCCCTGCGGGCCAAATTTCCTATACAACCGCCGGAACTTATTCATGGGTTGCGCCTGCTAATGTCACAAGTGTCAGTGTGTTTGTAATTGGCGGCGGCGCTGGCGCTTCGGATGGTAACGGTGGTGGTGGCGGCGGGTCTTCCTATAAAAATAGCATCACGGTCACGCCCGGCAATTCATATACAGTTCAAGTGGGTGCGGGGGGTGCTGGTTCTGCCTCAACACCGGGAAATGGTGGGGTAAGTTATTTCATCAATACGTCAACCGTTGGAACTACAACAACAGTACGAACATCCGGCGGTGTTGGTACTGGCACTGGTGCCACAACAAATTACGGCGGCGAAGGCTCTTATGCTGGCGGGGGCGCTGGTGGTTACACAGGCCCGGGCGGAAGAGGTGCTGGGCCAACCGCTGGAAATGGTTTTGCAAGTACAGGCGGGGGCGGTGGCGGTGGCGCTACTGGAAAAAGTAACAGTTTAGGTTTAGGCGCAGGTGGCGGCGGTGCTACGGGCTTGTTGGGTAATGGCGCTAATGGTGCAGGCGGAATCAACACTGGTCAAACCAGTCGTGGCGGTGGCGGCGGTTCAGGCGGTGCAACAGGTGGCCAAGGTACTTCGTTTCAAGGAGGCAATGGTGCGGCACCGGGCGGCGGCGGCGGTGCAGGCAGTTATCAATATGTGACTTGCTGTTGCTTTGTTCAAGGTTTTGGCGGTGCTGGAGCCGCTGGTGCAGTTCGCATTATCTGGGCTGGTCAATCAGGCATCACTAGAGAATATCCATCAACAAACACAGGTGACTTGTAATGGAACTTTATATTCGTATTGTTGACGGACAGCCTTTTGAACACCCCATCATGGGTGACAACTTTCGCGAGGCTTTTCCTGACGTAGATGTTGAGAGCTTGCCTCCTGAGTTTTCTCGCTTCGAGCGCGTTGATAAGCCGACACTTGGTGTCTATGAGGTCTATGTTGGTGTGACCTACGAGTTTCACGACAACGTTTGGAAAGACGTTCATCACGTCCGTGCAATGACGGCTGAGGAGAAGGCTGAACAAATTGCAGTCGTGTTAGCCAAACCTCATCCAGATGGCTGGGTATTTGATGAGGAACGATGTGCATGGGTTCCAGACAGACCAAGTACAAAACTTTCCGGAGCAGCCCCAAATGTTATCGGTTAAACAACTTGAAAACCTTGGCGATCTTCGTGGGGCAATGTATGACTTTGAAAAGGCTGGCGACGTTCTTCCAAAACACAACCACACAGAGAACGATGTGCACATCACGATTGTTGCCCGTGGCAAGATTAAGGCTTACAGCCACGACTGGTCAATGGAAGCAACGCCCGGTCAGCTTCTTGATTTTCGTCCCGGTGAGCCGCACGAATTGATGGCTTTGGAAGATGGGACTAGAATCTTCAATATTGTGAAAAAGTTTGGCGGTCAGTTAAATGACTACGCACAGGAGTAAACGATGTCAGTAACAATTAACGGTAGCAACACACCCACGGCTGGCGGCGTAACGTACGGCGACGGGACAACGTATGCAACAACAACGGCTGGATCTGCTGGTGGCGTTTTGTATTCTGCGGGTTCCAGTGCACCTGCATTTACAGCGGCGGGGACTTCTGGTCAGGTGCTGACTTCGGCTGGTGCTTCTGCACCTACTTGGTCAACTATTAGTGCTTCTCCCATTCCGACAATTGTTGTGTTAACAAGCGGAACTTCTTGGACAGCCCCTGCGGGCGTGACAAAAATTAAAGTTACCGCTACTGGTGGTGGGGGTGGTAGTGGTGGGTTAAGCGGAACTAATCGCGGTTCTGGTGGCGGAGGTGCTGGTGGAACAGCTATTAAAATTTTCACCGTTGTTGCTGGCAATTCTTATACATATGCAGTAGGTAGCGGTGGTGGTGGGGGCGCGGCTGGATCAGGCGGCTCTAATGGGGGCAGTACAACGTTTACAGTAGGCGCTACAACAATTACGGGCAGCGGCGGTTCTGCTGGACGCACTTATGGCACAGGCACAACTTCTCCCGGAGGGAGTGCAACAAACGGCGACTTGAATTTGACTGGCGGGGGTGGCGGTACATATACCGGGGGCACCGCAAACCCACCAAATATTGGCGCTGGCGCTGGCGGCGTATCTTTTTGGGGTGGTGGTGGCTCTAGTTTAACAACGTTTGACAGTAGTACAGGTGCATCCGCCGCTTATGGTTCTGGGGCTTCAGGATCTACTTCTGGCGGTTCGACATCCTATAGTGGTGGCTCTGGGGCGGATGGCGTTATTGTTATTGAGTATTGAGGACTAAACCATGCCAAATTATGCAGTTATTGAAAACGGCAAAGTAGTAAATATGTGCGTTGCCACTCCATCAGATACTAAACCCAGTAATTGGGTTTTGTGTGAATCTGGCGGGATTGGTTGGGAATATATTAACGGCCAATTTGTGGACAATCGCCCAGCACCAGAACCAATCGCGGTTCCCGTAGATCCAACCAAAGAAGAACTGCTTGCCGAGTTGCAGGCTCTCACAGCTAAAATTAACGCACTGGGGTAACACATGGCCGCAACGATAAATTCTGATAATGGCGTAGTTTCTGGATCGGCTGGATTAAAGTCGACGGCTGACACTTCGGGTGTTTTGGCATTGCAATCCAACGGCACTACGGGCCTGACGCTTAATACGTCTTTGGCTATTGGTGTGGGTTCATCTCCAAGTTATGGTACAACGGGGCAGTTGCTGACTTCAGCAGGTTCAGGTTCTCCCCCTACTTGGTCTGACGCTCCCGCTGGCACGGCCATTGGTCTGGTTCGCGCAATCTCAATTAACTGTATTCTTTGCTAAAGGAAAATCATGCCCGCAAATACCTCTCCCATTTATTCCATCGTTGGTGATGTTGACTCAGTAGCATCCAACAACTCTGGTCTGGTTGTTGGCCCAACAGCCAACACTGCATTGGACGGCTCCGGCACAATGTACAAAGCATTCACTGCTGGTACTAACGGCTCTTACGTTCAGAAGGTTCGCTTTCGTCCAGTAGGCTCACCAGCGGCAACAGTTTGCCGCGTGTTCATTTCATCTAGCACCACAACAAGCGCAACAGCTACATGGCTGTATGATGAGATCACATTGCCTGCTGTGACGTTGTCTCAGGTCGCCGCATCAAGTGTGTTTGAGTTGCCGATTAACGTGGCGCTTGACCCAAGCTATTTGCTGTATGTGACTTTCGGCACATCGACTGGCTCGACTGGTACTGGTTATTCTGTGGTGACAATCGCTGGAGATTACTAAAATGATCACATGGTTTGAAATCACTTTCTCTGATGGCTCTATGGGCTATCAAAGAATGGAAGACGGCTGGACAACAGGTGTGTACCGTGCTGATGGCACTTTGCTGTCGCCTGAAGAACACGTTGAATACACCTGCACAAACGACAACGCTACAGCGCCAGCTTGGCACGTTGAGCCTACACCAGAAGCATAAAGATGTTTCCATTCCCCATCGCCAAACCGCAGAAGTGCGACATCCAGACCTTTTATGGAATGGATGACGGAAATTTAAGCACACAAGTGTGGAATAAACCCGTTGGCGTAAGCCATGTTTATATGTTGTTAATCGGTGCTGGTGGTAATGGAGATGGAACAAATGGTGGTGGTTCTGGCGCAGTCACTGTTTGGTACGGCGCAGCACAACACGTTCCAAATAATTTAATAGTTGTTGTCCCAAATAATTCGAATGGCTACAACACTACTGTTTTTTACAACGGAAAAGCAAACTATCAAATTTTATTAGTCGCAAATAATGGAAGCGGCGCAGTTGCTGGTTCAGGAAATACTCCGGGGCCGTTTGGCGCGTCTGGTTTTTTTAAATCAATTGCTGGTCAAGATGGTACAAGCAGTGCAAATACTGCTTCAACCACAACATTTTTAAGCGGTGCGGGTACTGGTTCAACATCAACATCAAATTATGGTTATGTGAATAAACAAGCCGCCCCCAACTACACGCATGGGTATTTTCTAATGCAACCAATCATTGTTGGTGTTGCGGGTATCAATGATGGTGATGGTGGTATTGGTTGTGGCGGTGCGGCGGCTAGTGCTAAAGGCGGCCCCGGCATGGTTTTGATTGCGAGTTGGTAAATGTCATATCCTATAAATTACCCAACGCCACAAGGCGCAAATGTCCAAATTTTCCAAGGAAGCAGTACTCGTGGCGGTACTGAACATACAAACACAAGACGATGGGTTAAACCTCAAGGCGCATCGTTTGTTTGGTTTACTTTAATTGGCGCTGGTGGTGGTGGTGGAGTTGTTTCGGGTGGAAGCTATGGTGGTGGCGGAGGCTCTGGCGCGGTAACAAATTTTATGTGTCCAGCGTTTTTAATACCCGATGATTTACAAGTAGTAATTGGTGAAGGCTACGCCAATACAGGCGGTACTACAAAAATTGTTTACCAGCAAAAAGACGGAACTGGCTACGATTTGTTAACTGCTGACGGAGGTGCGGCTGGTGGCACTGATACTATCGGAACTGGTGGTGCTGCAATGTCTGCAAACTACTTTACTGCAATAGGATTTTTAAATTCTGTAGCTGGACAAGATGGCAGTGCCTCAGATTCATCTGCATCAACTACAACATTTCTTTCTGGCGGGCCATCAAATACTGGTTCTGTTACTGGAAATTATGGCTATTCAGTAGCGCAAACAAAACGCGGATTTTTTATGACACAGCCAATTATTGTTGGGGTGGCAAATGGCGGGAATGCTGGTTCAAGTTCGGCTATAAGCACTGCAACTGGATGTGGAGGTAGTGGTGCAAACGACAATTCTGGATTTGTTCAATCATATGGCGGCAACGGCATGGTCGTAATAATTACATGGTGACAAGATGCTAGATTTATTTAATATCCCAACACCGCAAACGGCTAACTACCAAGAATTTTATGGTGGCATAGTTAGTGGTCGTGATTCTGAATTCACATGGATTAAGCCTCGTGGTTGCTCTATGGTGCGCTTTCTTTTAATAGGCGCAGGGGGTGGTGGTGGTAATGGCAATACTACTACTGGTGGTGGTGGAGGTGGTTCTGGCGCAATTACATCATGGATTGGCCCTGCTATTTTTATACCAGACAGTTTGCAAATTCGTGTTGGCAAGGGCGGCGGAGTTGGTGGTATTGATGGGCAATTCACCGCAGTTTATTACTATTCACCATTAGGCGCATACGAACTTTTAAAAGCGTTGGGAGGGGTATCTGGCATTTTCGGAACGGGTGGTTCTGGAGGAAGTGCAATGCCTGCAAACTACTTTACTGCCTCTGGTATTTTTAATACTGTGGCTGGTCAATCTGGTGCAAATGGCAGTTCAACAGGTGCAGGTGGAAACGTATCCGCATCAACAACAACATTTCTTTCTGGTGGCGCAGGCGGTGCTGGCGCAGCGGCAAGTACCGGCGGTAGAGTAACACCCAATTACGGGTATACAGCATTGCCTAACACAACCGCCGGTGGTACTGTTGCTGGTGCCAATGGTTACTTTATTACTCAGCCAATTTTAGTTGGATGCGGTGGTGCTGGGGGGACAACATCTACATCAGTCGGAACTACTGGCGGCGCTGGCGGTATTGGCTGTGGCGGTGGCGGTGCTGGAGAAGACAATTCAGGTGGTCAATATGAACGTCGTGGCGGTAACGGCGCAGTATTTGTTTGGGCTTGGTAGCCATGAGAGACTGGGCTGAAGCGTTCATCGTTGCGGCCTTTGTGACCATCTTCATTGTATGGGGCACGTTCACGATAATTTGGATTTGGAAATGAAATGGAACTTGAGTATTACACCAAGATTATTGGCGCAGTAACTGCCTCGACCGCGATGGTTGGCGGGGGCTATACGCTTGCTGATAAGTTTGGTGTATTCCATAAGGACATCCTCAAGTGGGCACCGGAGCACTTTCAAATATCTGACGCCCCTGCAAATGGCGAGTTCAAAGCTGTGGTGGCTCGGCAAAAGATTCGGGATGACTGTGAAGTCACATCGTTTAAACTAGAAGTGCGGGATTCTGAGTTGGTTGTACACCCTGCCAAGCCTAGCATTGCAACGTTTTCAGGCCCAGCCAGCGACACAGTGGATAAGTTCGGGTACAAATTCAAGCTTGACACCACTTCACAAGTGACGCCCGGTGTTGCTACGTTGATGGCGCATATCAAATACAAATGCCCAGAGGGTGAAATAGTTGTGAACTATCCGTCACACAAGAACCTGATGTTTACGATTAAGGAATCCAATGTTTGAACTAATTGGTGGTGGTGTATTTGGTGGGTTGTTAGGCGGTATTTTTCGTCTGGCTCCTGAAGTCCTTAAGTACTTCGACAAGAAGAACGAGCGGCAACATGAGATGGCAATGTTTAGCCGTCAGTGCGAGTTGGAGCAAATCCGTGGGCAACAAAAGTTGGCTGAGATTGGCGCTCAAAGAGAAGCTGCTATTGACGTAGGTGTCATGGATGCCTTCAATGCCGCCATCAATCAACAGGCCGAGATGGTCAAAGCTGCGGGTGGTTGGGCGGCTAGTCTGTCCGCATCCGTGCGTCCCGTGGTGACATATTGGATTATGTTGCTGTGGTCATTCATCCACATCTGGTTTGCTTGGCAAGCTCACCGTGCAGGCGCTTCTCCTGAAGTCGTGTTCAAAACCATGATGACTGTGGACTTCTGCGCTCTAGTGTCCGGCACCATAAATTATTGGTTCCTCGATAGAACTCTCAAGCAGCGCGGGCTATGAACTTAGAACTAGCCGCAGAACTGTGCCGTCGGTTTGAAGGCTATCGGGCCAAGCCGTACCTCTGTCCAGCTAATGTGGCTACGATTGGGTATGGCTCTACCTACTACGCTGATGGTCGCAAGGTAACGCTGCAAGACGCCCCAATGGATGAGCCGACCGCTAGAGCACTGTTGATGGCGGAGCTTCTTCACACATACGCCCCCGGTGCAGTAAGGCATTGTCCAAACCTGCTGGTTTTGGCCGCTCAAGGCGACGTGCGCAAGCTTAACGCCATTGTAGATTTCTGTTACAACCTTGGTATTGGACGCTTGCAAACCTCTACGTTAAAGAGGAAAATCAACGCCAATGATTGGGAAGGGGCAAAGGAACAACTGATGCTCTGGACTAAGGGTGGTGGCAAGGTTTTGCCGGGTTTGTTAAAACGCCGCACTGCTGAGTGCGCCCTATTGGATTGACCGATGCCGTTAAAAAAGATTCTATTCAGGCCGGGGGTTAACCGGGAAAATACACGGTACGCATCCGAGGCTTTGGGGTCTGTCAATGCAGGAACCAACGTAGCCGGTGGCTGGTATGAATCAGAAAAGGTACGTTTCCGCTCTGGAACCCCTGAGAAGATTGGCGGCTGGACAAGGATTTCTTCCGATACATTCATTGGTGTCTGCCGTTCCTTGTGGAATTGGGTGACTCTGGCTGGTGTAAACATCGTAGGTGTAGGCACAAGCTCTAAGTTTTACCTTGAGCAAAGCGGTGTGTACTATGACATCACGCCCATCCGCGCAACAGCTACCTTAACTAACCCATTTGTAGCTACATTGGGTTCTCCTGTTATTACAGTGACTGACGTAGCTCATGGCGGCATCAGCGGTGACTACGTAACTTTTAGCGGTGCTACTGGTTTAGGTGGAGTTATCACGGCTACAGTCCTGAATGACGAGTACGAGATCTCCGTTATTGATGACGATACATACACAATCAGTGTTGGCGTAAATGCCAACGCTACAGACGTTTCAGGCTCACCCGGCGGCGGCACAGTCACGGCTCAGTACCAGATTAACATTGGCCCAGACACACAGGTTCCTGCTGTAGGCTGGGGTTCGGGTACTTGGGGTTCTGGTGGTTGGGGTACAGGTGTGCCTTCTAACGCTACGCTTCGTATCTGGAGCCAGTCTAACTTTGGTGAAGACTTGGTGTTTGGCCCACGCGGTGGCCCCATGTATTACTGGAGCGCCCAGATTGGCTACACGCCACTGGAGTTCACGGTCACTATTGCTTCTCCCGGTGTATTCACTGGTAATCTGCGTGACGGTACTGCGGTTACTTTAAACACCACAGGCGCTTTGCCGACTGGTTTGGCCGTTGGTACGGTCTATTACGTTGTTAATAGCACAGGCACAACCTTTAACCTGTCTGCCACTTACGGCGGTGCAGCTATCACTACGACTGGTACTCAATCAGGTACACAGTCTATCTCTCCAAGGGGTATTGCTGTTAATGAACTAGGCGGTGCTTCTGACGTTCCGCTGATTCAAAACTTGATCTATGTATCAGACACAAGCCGCTTTGTATTTGCGTTTGGTACAAATGACTATGGTTCTATTGTGCAGAACCCTATGCTTATTCGCTGGTCGGATCAGGAATCTGTAACAGACTGGACGCCTTCGGCCACAAACCAAGCCGGTAGTGTGCAGTTATCTCACGGCTCAGAGATCATTACAGCCGTCCAGACCCGTCAAGAGATTGTGGTGTTTACTGATTCCTCCATCTATTCACTCCAGTACCTTGGCCCACCCGCTGTGTGGCAGTCCCAATTGCTGGGTGACAACATCTCTATCATTGGTCAGAATGCTGTAAGCGTGGCCTCTGGTAAGGTTTACTTCATGGGTGTGGATAAGTTCTACGTCTACGACGGTCGTTTGAACACACTGCGCTGCGACCTGCGCCAGCACATTTACAGTGACATTAACCTCACGCAGAATCAACAAGTATTTTCTGGAACCAACGAAGGCTTCAATGAGGTCTGGTGGTTCTACTGTTCTGAGAACAGCGACACCATTGATAAATACGTGATCTATAACTACCAAGAAGACATTTGGTACTACGGCACGATGGCACGAACAGCGTGGTTAGATTCAGGCTTACGGGACTATCCGTTAGCAGCAACGTACAGCTATAACTTGGTCAACCATGAGCAAGGTAACGACGATAATGTGACAGGTACTGCGGTTGCGATTGCTGCGTCTATTGGCTCGTCTGAGTTTGATATTGACGATGGCCATAACTTTGGCTTTATTTGGCGTGTTCTGCCTGACTTAACATTCAGGAACTCTGATGGGGCGCTGGCACCTCAGTGCACAATGACGCTGATTCCATACCAAAACTCAGGCTCTGGCCCTAACAATCCTGAATCTGTAGCTGGTAGTAGCAGTGCGGTAATTGCCAGATCAGCTTCCGCCCCAGTGGAAGAGTTTACGGGTCAGGTGTACATCCGTGTGCGTGGACGTCAGATGATTTTCCAGATCGAATCCAACCGACTTGGTACAGCTTGGCAGTTAGGTGCTCCTCGTATCGACATCAAGCCTGACGGTCGTAGAGGTAATACATGACATATCTGATTACGTCAGAGTTTGAACTGTTGCGGGCTGCGGCTCCTAACTTGCCGTTGGCTCCTACTGAATATGACTCCCGCTATCAGGAGCAGTTAAACAACGTCTTGCGTCTGTATTTTAACCAGCTTGATAAGATTCTGGCTCAGTTAAATACAGATGGAGCTATTGATCCGGGATTGATTAACAATCCAAACGGGCTGTTCTTTAGCACGGTAGACCAGACGCTTGCTGCTGTAGATACAGGCTATCCAATTACGTTTAACCAGACTTACCTTAGTAATAATGTAGCTTTGCAGTCAGGTAGCACTTCTAAGATTGAGGTGACCACCGGCGGCGTGTATAACTTCCAATTGTCTGTTCAGTTAAAGAGTACCAACGCATCGGGTAAAGATGTGCAGATTTGGATTAAGCGCGGGACTTCTACAATTGGCTATTCAAGTCATCTATATACAATTGAAGGCGCAGATAACCACTTTAATGTGGCGTGGAACTTTGATATTGATTTGGCGGCGGGCGAGTACATTGAAATGTATTGGGGTGCAGACGATACAGCCGTAAACATAGAAACCACTGCCGCCGTGTCACCGTATCCAGCCGCCGCTTCTGCGGTCATGGCAGTAAACTATGTTGCGCGGTTGCCCGACCCACGCCCAACGCCTCCTTAAGGTTTAAACATGGCAAAGTTTTCAGACGCGCAGATACGCGCCTATGTAGAAGCAAACATAGATAACCCTGCGGCTATTGCTGAAGCTGCTTCTGCCGCTGGCATATCTGTAGCTGACTTGTCCCGTGCCACGGGTTTCTCTGCCGCTGATATTAACGGTTACTTTGGTAATGCCGGTGTATCTATTTCCGCTCCAGATAATTCTGCGGCTGAACGTGCGGCTGCTGCACAGGCTGCTAATGAAGCCGCATGGGCTAAACAACAAGCCGAGAACGAAAGATTGTGGGCTGCACAACAAGCTGAAAATGAACGCAAATGGGCGGAGCAACAAGCTGCTGCTGCTGCCGCTGCTCGTCAAGCCGCTGCTGCACAGGCCGCTGCTGATAAAGCCGCTGCGGAAGCTGCCGCCCGTGAGGAAGCCGCCAGAACTGCTGCCCAACAAGCTGCCGCTAAACGTGCCGCTGATGCTGCGGCTGCGGCTCAAGCTGCTGCGGATAAAGCGAAAGCAGATGCGGCTGCACAACAAAAAGCTGCGGCTGACGCTGCTGCTAAGGCGCAGGCTGAGGCCCAAGCCAAAGCCCAAGCAGATGCTCAGGCTAAGGCACAAGCCGATGCACAAGCAAAGGCGCAAGCGGATGCTGCCGCCAAGGCTCAGGCAGATGCTCAAGCGAAGGCGCAGGCTGACGCAGCTAAAGCAGCCACGCAAGCCGCAGGTATTGCGTCTTTACCAGCCGCTGCCCCAAAAGTTTCTAATGCTGATATTGTGGGTTGGTTTAAAGATAACCCTGATGCCGATGCCGCCGCAATTAGCCAAGCCATGAAGGCAGCTAATGTTACTGGGGATCAGGTATCTCAAGCCTTGGTTGGTAACAAAGACGCTGCTCAACAATATCTAACAGCCCAAATCCTTTCCCAAGGCACAACTAGCCAGTGGAAGGGCGAAGGTCAGGGATCTGCTGAAAAGAACGCAGCAGACATGGCTAAAATTTTGGCTGACACTGGCATTACAGATATTGGTCAGTTTGGCAAAGTCACGACAAAAGTCGATGCCGCCGTTATCCCGCAGTATGAATCCGTACAAAAGGGTTACGACAACGAAGGCAACATGATTGTTGAGAACAAGATTGTTGGCTATGTAGACCAGAACGGCAAAGCTGTAGATCCCAACTTAGTCAAGGCTGATACCATTTGGACTGGCGGCGAGAGCGGCCAAGCTGAGACTGTTTACACGGCCCCTGTTGGTACAAAAGAAGTATTTGGCAACAAAGCTACAGGTCAAGCCGTAGCTGAAACATACGGTGAGCGTCAGACTGGCAACGCCTTTGGCGGCACATATTCAGGCGAAGGCAACACTGGTTATCGGGTGCAGTTTGATGCGTCTGGTAAGCCAATCTTCTACACAACGCAGGCATCTAGTAGCGACATTGGCGACCTTGCGCCTATGTTGGCTATTGCCTCGTTCATCCCTGCCTTGGCTCCATTTGCTCAAGCCATTAACGCTGCAATTGCGATTGATCGTGGTGACGTTCTGGGTGGTATTGCGTCGTTGGCAGGCGTGTCCGGCATGTCTGAAGTTTCTACGGGACTGAAGGTTGTAAATGCTTTAGAGAAAGGCGATGCTATGGGCATCGTCGGGGCGCTAATGTCTGACCCAAGTCTGGGTAAGCTTGCATCCAACACTATGATTGCAGACGGCATTTCATTTGCCGACGCAGGCAACACGCTTAAGGTTGTTGATAATTTAAACAAAGGCAATCTGGTTGGTGCGATTAGCACAGCCGGTGAAATGGCTGGCAGTTCTGATGTCAAGACAGCCGCAGCCGGTGTTAATTTGGTTAATGCCATTCAAAGTGGTGACGTAACTAAAATTGCTAACGCAGCAGGCAATTTAAACAACATCGTCAACTCAACCAACAACGTAGTCAACCAATTAAAAGACTCTGGTTTAGTGGATAAGAGTGCAAACACTAACATCCAAAATCTGTTGGATGATATGTTAACGGTCGATGCCTCTGGTGCTAAAGACATTAACGCTGCCGCTCAGTTTGCTGCGGAGTCTGGTTACAACAAGTTTACGTTTGATGGCAACACCTACACGTTAAACAACAATAACGCAGAAAACACAATTGCTCAGTTAGAGGCGGATGCACTAAAAACTAACACTGCTAACAATTTAGCTGGTGGAGAATTTGATGGCGTAGATGCAGCTATCGCCGCCAATACCAAGGCAAACAATACAGTTATTGGCAATGCAGAGGCTAACGATCTAACGGAAGCTATGGCTTTAGCCAAAGCCCGCAACCCAACGGGTACATCATTTACTTTTGGTGGCAATACTTACACCATGGGTACTTCAGATGCCGCTGTAACCCAAGCTTTAAACGCCGCTCAGTCACAAGCTGCCACCCAAGATTTAAACAACAGCATTGCAAATGCTGGCTCTCGTTCTGAGGCGTTTAAACTTGCCCGTGAAAGTTTGGGTTCTGGCAAAACGTTTACATACAACGGACAAACTTACAGTACCAGCACAGCCGATGAACAAATTGCCGCTTTAAACAAATCCAATTTATCAACTAATACAGCAGCATCCTCTCAGACTGCCGCCCGTAGTGTGGGCGCAATTAGCGAAGCAGATGCTGTGGCTCAAGCAATTAGTGACACTAATCTGGCAAATATGTCACCTCAGATGCGTGCAATTGTGCAGGCACAGAATGACATGGCTGCCAGAGATAAAGCTGCACGCGACACAGCAGCACTGTTAGCCAACAAAGTGTTTGCTGCGGATGATCTGCAAGTAGATGCTATGGGCAATACAGTGTCGGGCAGTATGAATTTGGCTGACAATAATTCCATTACTGGAAAGATTAACACCACGGCTGGAAAGATTGTCCAGCAAGGTTTGTCTAACCTTGCACAAGCTGGTGGTGAGTTTGTGCAAAGTGTTGGTTATACGGGTTCTGCGTTAGGGTTAACTGGTGCGGAAAACGCTTTAACCAAAGCTGGTAGTGCTGCCGTTAAGATTGGCGAAGATCTTCAATTGGCTTCTGTTAACGAAGCTAACGCCAATGTTGTCAATGCAATTGCCAACGCAGATGGGTTTGGGGCCAAAGTTATTGCAGGCGCTAAGGCTATTCTTCAAAATCCTCAGTCAGCCAACATGGCGGTTATTGAGATCTTGCAGGAAGCTTTACCTCTTGGTGCAGCTTCTAAAGTGTTCTCGCTGGCCGGTAAATGGGCTGCGGTTGGTACTGACGTAGCTTTAAACGCCATTGAGTCCGGCGGAGCAGCGTATGGCGATAAATACAAAGAAGCCATTAAAGCGGGCAAAACTCCAGAGCAGGCTGACTCAGAAGCTACTAAAGCTTTCTATATTGCCAGTGCTGTTACTGCGGCAACCACAGGCGTTGTAGACAGCGCCTTGATTGGCAAGATCACCGGAGCGGTAGAGAAGGCTGCGACTAAAGCCGCCACAGGCACAGCCAAAGAAGCTGGCTCTGAGTTTGGCGAAGAGTTCATGACCTCTGCCATTACTGACTTGGTTCTGACCGGCAAGGTTGATTTAAACAAGGCATTGACTCAAGGTGTGGTTGGCGGCTTTGTGGCCGGTAAGACCACCGCCAGTATTGACGCGGCAAACAACTTAAACAGTTCTGTGTCTGACGTGCAGAACACGTTTACACAAGAATTGAATAACAGCGGCCTGAAATCTATTGACGGCACAAACACTGTTGGCTCTTTAATTGACTCCAAAACCAATGCTTTTGTTGTCCCTGAAGATGTAACCAAAACTTTGACTGACGCAGGATTGGTGGACACCACTAACGCAAACCTCAGTACTGG